TCTTGTGAAACACAACTGGCAACACTGATGGGTCCACAAGTTTAGGGTTTTCACCGTAAACATCTGGATCCAATCTAGGAGAGTTCCGACCGAGAAGGGTCCATGCGGGCTGCAAAGCAGCAAGGTTATCCCTAGGAAACGCTTACTATGCGTAACCGGGGTTACCCAAGCTGCAGATTGGGCTTTGAAACCCAACCCGGCAAACTTAAGCACTCGTGGTAGCGTCACGGTATTGATAACTCTCATTGCTGAGGTCACCAACTCCGGAACAAACTTGATCCCAGAGAACCCAACAGCTATATGCTTAAGAGTCGTCGGACTTGCGTCCACTCCTCGAAAGATAAAGCGTTTGGCGAACTCAAAGGACCCATTGTCCGAGGATAGGGACTTCGCGAACGAAATCTCTACCCCCAGCGTTTCCATGATGCCTAAGTAAGCCGTTGCAATGTTACGATGACAGATGACAACATCGTCACCTAGCAAAGCATAGTGCTGAAACCATGTACGCATACCGCATTTCCACGCGGCATATTGTACGATGGCATGATGGGTCAATGCGAGCATGGCCCAGGAACTGTACGCGCCCATTGGCTGCCCTACGGCGTACTTCACACCTTCTTTAGGACTGTTGGTTTTCACACCATCAACCTTCCGAGGGCAGGAGTAGAAGCGTTCGGTTAGTAGCCGAACCCACAATCGCGCTAAGGGTTTACCAATGAGGTAGGACAGAACCAGCTCTTGGATCAAAATAGGCAGCCTGTCCGTCGCTGCACTTAGATCGAAACTGAACACCTTAGTGATACCTCTTTTCTTCATAACTTTCTGTAGCAAAGCTATAGGAGCATGTTGATCGAAGGTACCATCTTGGGGTATCCGTTTCAAGATCTTGTTAAAGATCTCTAAATGCACCGGGTGGAACAGGATCTGCGTATAATAGTCCATCAGGGCCACTACACGCCACTTCCCGGGTTCCTCCAAAAAGGCCAGACGCCCAAGCCAACCAATCTTTTGGCCCCGCCGAGGTTTAAGCAGAGGATGATTCGAGCCCGTTAGGGTGTCGGTCAACTCTGATATCCAACGACGGTTCCATAGGATAAACTTGGAATCAAGCACTGCCCTTAAGGGAACAGACCACAGTA